CAGATGGTGTTCGTCATCAACCAGAATGATCATCGGACTGGACAATTCGATGAACATAAGGCCATGCTGGGCTACTCGTCTGAGCGCGCAGCCGTGGCCGACTACATGAAGGCCTTCAACGACGGCAAGGGCGCAGACCGGATCCGGTCGGTCGAGCCGATGTCATTGGATGCCTTCAAGCACTGGCTGAAGCGGGGTCGCACCAAGACCCCCGCCAAGTCGAAGTCCATCGTCGAGCACGCGCTCGCAATGACACGGAGCAAACAATGAGCAGCATGGCAAAGTCCACGCGCGCGGCGATGAAGGCTAAGGCCGCGCGCATGGGTGGCAAGGGCGACCCGAAGACCAAGGTCGATGCGTCCAGCTGGACGCCTCCCGAGATGATGAACACCGAAGCCAAGACGGGCATGCGCCCGCTCTCGCGCCGAGCGTTCAAGAAGGGCGGCAAGGTCGTCGAGAAGTGCGAGGGCGGCCCCGCCGCCATGCGCTCCGACCGCGCCCAGCGCAAGGCCGGCGGCCGCTCGCTGGTGACCGACCTGATCAACCGCAACGTCAAGAAGGCGAACAAGGCCCGCGAGGGCGGCGATGCCCATGTTGGCGGCTACGCCAAGGGCGGCGATGTCGAGCAGGACAAGAAGCTGATCAAGAAGGCTTTCCGCCAGCACGACAAGAAGATGCACGGCGGCAAGCACGAGGAGCTGAAGCTCCGCAAGGGCGGCATGGCCAAGAAGCAGGCCGGCGGCGCGGCCGACAAGGCCATCCCCGGCGATGCCCCGACGCGCGGCCCCTCGCAGGGCACGCAGGCGACCGGAGCGCCGTACAAGGACGTCGGCGAGCTGATCGAGAAGAAGGGCCTCGCGCCGAAGGAACGCGCTCGCGGCGGCAAGACCTACTTCGGCGGCACCCGCCCGACCGGCGGCCGCCTCGCCAAGGCCAAAGGCGGCGGCGCGGACGACGATGAAGGCTATTTCTCGGGCGCACCGGCTCGCGCCTCTGACGCGCACATGATCCGCGCGCTCAAGGAGCATGGCCTGAAGCACTCTTACAAGAACGGCGTTCTTCACGCTGTCAGTGAAGTCCACGACAAGGACAAGGGGTGGACCGAAGAAGAGACGCCGATTGGCAACAGCACGAAGAAGCTGCGCGACGTCCTTGGCTACGAAAAGGGCGGCCGCGTCGAGCGCAAGGCCAAGGGCGGCGCGGCGCGCTTCGGCGGCACGCGCCCGACCGGGGGGCGCATCGCCAAGGCTGACGGCGGCTCGAACTACAGCAAGGAAGCCGTCGACAAGGAGATCCGCAAGGACAAGCGGATCGGCCGCGGCGAGGCTTCGCGCATCCACGCGCTGCTGAAGGGTCGTAGCGAGAGCAGCACCAATCCGATGAAGAACTTCGGCGACATCAAGATGACGTCGAAGGACGAAGGCTTCTTCGACCTTGGTGGCCTCGGCTACGACAAGAAGAAAAAGAGCGGCGGTCGCGCCGAGCGCAAGAGCGGCGGTCGCACCAAGGGCAAGACCAACATCATCATCTCGATCAACGCGCAGAAGCCCGACCAGAACGCGATGATGCCGAAGATGCCGACCCCGCCGCCGATGCCGGTTCCGCCCGTGGCCCCGCCGCCCATGGGCGCGGGCGCGCCGCCGATGCCCCCTCCCGGTGGTCCCCCGCCGGGTCTGGGTGGCGGCGCGCCCGGCATGCCGCCGGGAATGCCCCCGAAGCCGTTCAAGCGCGGCGGTCGTGCCTATAAGTCCTACAAGGACATGGATGCGGGCGCCATGAGCGGCTTCGGCCGTCTGGAAAAGACCGCGATCCAGAAGCACAAGCGATAATCGCTGGCCGGCGACGGGGCGCTGCGCTGTCTCCTCACGGCGCGGCGCCCCACCCCGGCTACTGGGAGGAGCCAGTGAGCGCGCAGACATTCGACACGAGGCTTGGCCGCAAGTTCGCCGAGCTGCTGAAGGAACAACAGGACCGGCTCACATCGAACGTGATGCAGGGCATGTACTCCGAACGGGAGTACGCGAAGGAAACCGGGCGCGTCCGCGGCCTCGAAGAGGCGCTCGAACTGTACGAGGAAGCCGAGGCATTCGTGAAGAAGGCAGCAGAGAGGAGCTGACATGCCGCCAATGACGATGAAACACGAGACCGACCCGAAGAAAGAGCTGCTGGCCAAGCTCGGCGATCTGAGCGGGGTCGAGATCTACAACAACGCCGTGCTGGTCGCGACGTATGTCCGTCCGTCGAAGACGGACAAGGGCATCCTGCTGCCCGACCAGTACGTCGCCGAGGACCAGTATCAAGGCAAGGCCGCGCTCATCATAAAGATGGGACCGGACGCCTTCAACGACCCCTCGGGCGCGTGGTTCAGCGGTGCCAGTCTCAAGGTCGGCGACTGGATCGCCCTGCGCCCGAGCGACGGCTGGCCGATCAGCGTGAACGGTGTCCCTTGCCGCATGCTGGACGACACGGCCGTCCGTCTCAAGATCGACCGCCCAGACCGAGTGTGGTGAACATCATGGATACCGAAAAGCCTGCCGAAGAAGAAGTCCTCGTCGAAGAAGGCGGCGAGGAAGCCCCGAAGGAACTGACCCTCGACGACGGCGTCGAGGAGCTGAAGGCTCGCCTCGACGCAGCCAACAAGCGCGCCGCGGAAGCCGAGGCGGCGCGCATGGACGCCGAGAAGCGCGCCCATGGCGCCACGGTCGCCACGCACGAGACCAACCTCGCGCTGGTGACAAACGCCATCGACACGCTGAAGCAGTCGCAGCATATCTCCACGGCCAACTACAAGGCGGCCATGCAGGCGGGCGACTACGACGCCGCCGGCGAGTATCAGAAGGAGATGGCGGAACACGCCGCCAAGCTTCTCCAGCTGGAAAACGGCAAGCAGGCGCTGGAGGCGCAGCCGATCCCGGCGGCCCCGGTGCCGTCGCGGCCGGCCGACCCGGTCGAGGCGTTCGCGGCGCAGCTGTCGCCCAAGTCGGCTGACTGGGTTCGCAAGAACCCGCAGTACGTCACCGACCCCCGGCTGAACCAGAAGATGATCGCCGCGCACAACTTCGTCATGGCCGACGGTCACGCCGCCGACAGCGACGAGTACTTCGCAGCGGTCGAAGGCGTTCTTGGCATGCGCAAGCAGGCCCCGAGCGAAGAGACGTCGAGCGCCGCGCGCCCGACCGGCGGCCGTTCGACCGCCCCGCCCGCCGCCCCGGTCTCGCGCGAGACGCGCGGCGGCAACGTCGTGCGCCTCACTGCCGAGGAGCGCGAGATCGCCGCGATGAACAAGATGACCCCCGAAGAATACGCCAAGGCAAAGCTCGCCCTGAAGCGTGAAGGAAGGCTGCACTGATGGACACGACCACCGACACCTCCCCGCGCCGGCGCCGCCGCATGCGGCAGGAAAACGAAGACACGACCGTCGAAGCCGCGCGCCCCGAGATGCGTCCCGCGCTGCGCGACGACGATCCGCGGGCCGCCGCCAAGCGGCGCGCCGCCGAGATCCTCGGTCACATCGGCGGCATGGACGAGGGCACGGACGAATTCTTCATCCCGCCCGAGATCATCCCCGACGGCTGGACCTACGAGTGGAAGCGCCGCATGGTGCAGGGTCAGGAAGACCCGGCCTATCAAGTGGCGCTTGCCCGCACCGGCTGGGAGCCTGTCCCGGTGCGGCGCCACCCCGAGCTGATGCCGGGCAACTGGAAGGGCGACACCATCGAGCGCAAGGGCCAGATCCTGATGCAGCGGCCGCAGGAAATCACCGAGCGCGTCGAACAGCTCAACCGGCAACGTGCCCGCAATCAGGTGAGGGTCAAGGAGCAGCAGCTCGCCGCGGCCCCGCCGGGTTCCATGGAAAAGGAGTTCTCCGACCCGCGCTCCCGGCCGGTCATCAAGAAGAGCTTCGAGGCCATGCCGATCCCGAAGGACGAGTAGGGACGCAGGGACCGACCCGACATGGAAAGGGGGCCGCGAGGCCCCCTTTCTTGTTACGCCTTGACCAGCAGGCTGGTGTCGAAGAGCTGCGCGGCGGCGTTCTTCACGCCATCCTCGACGATGTAGCAGCCGCAGCGCGGCAGCAGCTTGGTGATCACGAACACCGTGGGACCCGCGCCCTTGAGTTGCTTCACGCGAACCTTGTCGCCAACGCCAAACGCCATTTCGATCTCCTTTCTATTCAATGCCAACACCCTACAGTACCCCTGACATAATGTCAAGTTGAATAGGAGGGGGTGGTATAGCATCCTGCTGCCGTCGCGCCCCCCGGTGTGGGCGCAAAGAGACTGTCCCTGCGACCCTAGCGCCCCGGCGCGCTGCTATGGCCGCTTCCTGTAAAAAGGAGGTAAGGCTGTGGCCAACACGAACAGCCCCTTCGGTTTCCGTCAGTACTTCGGCGGCTCGGGTGGCGCTCCCACCTTCGCGCAGTCGACCCGTCTGATCGCCGCCGGCAACACCACGGCGATCTACAGCGGCGACCCGGTCATGCCGGTCATCTCCACCGCCAACGGCTACATCACGCAGGCGGCGCCGGGCACCACCACGCTCGCCGGCATCTTCGTCGGCTGCAAGTACCTCTCCACCTCGCAGAAGCGCACCGTGTGGTCGAGCTACTGGCCGGGTTCGGACGCCACCGGTGACGTCGAAGCCTACGTCGTCGACGACCCGAACGCGCAGTTCGTCGTGCAGGGCAACAGCACCACGTTCAACATCACGGGCTCGCTGACGACCTTCACCAGCTCGGTGGTCGGCCAGTACGCCCAGTTCGCCATCGGCACCGGCAACGCCTCCACCGGCCAGTCGGGCGCGTACCTGAATTCGGTCGGCACCACGGTGACCTTCCCGTTCATCGTCCGCAGCCTGATCATCTCGCCGCCGGGTGCGAACGGCGCCGATCCGACCACTGCCTACAATCAGGTCGTCGTCGGGTTCAACAACGAGTGGATGCGCGCCAACGGCGCCGGCCCCACGGGCATCAGCTAAGGAGCACGAACCATGGCTGTCAATCTTTCCGCCATCAAGGATCTGCTGCTCCCCGGCCTGCGTGGGGTCGAGGGCAAGTACGAGATGATCCCGTCTCAGTACGACAAGATCTTCACCAAGCACGACTCGAAGATGGCTCTGGAGCGCACCGCCGAGATGCGCTACCTCGGCCTCGCCCAGCTGAAGACCGAAGGCGGCCAGACCGCGTTCGACAACGGCGCCGGCGAACGTTTCGTCTACAATCAGGAGCACACGGAAATCGCCCTTGGCTACGCGATCACTCGCAAGGCCATCGACGACAACCTCTACAAGACGCAGTTCCACCCGTCGAACCTC